TTACCTTCTTCCAAGCTGTCTACAAGCGTCACACTAACTTCGCGATGGAAAACATCGAACAAACTGTCAACGGTACCGCGGCCGACTCTGGCCGTGTGTCCGTCACTATTGCCCGTAACGGGGATTTGGTCGGCGACATGTACGTCGAGCTCCAATCCGCTGCGGCGAACACCAGCACCGCGGATGGTGATGATGCCTGCTGGGTCGCTGAACGTGCGATCGCGTCTGCCGAACTCTCCATCGGTGGTCAACGCATCGACAAGCACTACCAACGCTGGTGGCGTTTGTACTCCGAGCTTTACTTGGATGAAACCAAGAAGGCTAACTGGGCCAAGATGACCACTGCGGCTACCGGTAAGACTGTGTACTTGCCTTTGATCTTCTTCTTCAACCGCAACCCAGGTTTGTACTTGCCATTGATTGCTCTTCAATACCACGAAGTGCGCATTGACTTTGACTTGACCAACACTTTCTCCACCTACTTGAGCACCACTGTGTTCAAGGTGTGGGCGAACTACGTGTACTTGGACACCGAGGAGCGTCGCCGCTTCGCGCAAAAGGGTCACGAATACCTCATCGAGCAAGTGCAACACACTGGCTCCGACACCGTCACTGCGGGTTCCACCTCCAACAAGCGTTTGTCCTACAACCACCCAGTCAAGGAACTTGTGTGGTGCTTTAACGACCCAGCGGCGGCGAACGTTGCCACTTCTTTGTGGAACTTCACCTCCGAACCAGCGGCGGCTGACATCGTCCTCGAATGCGACCCCCGCGCGGGTACCGCCTCCAACTGCTACGTGCCAATCGGCCAAGCGGGTGGTGTGCCACTCTTCAACGCGGATGCCTCCACCGCTGACTTCAGCGAAGAAGCTGTTGGCCCAATGACTGACTTCAAGTTGGTCCTCAACGGCCAAGACCGATTCAAGGCTCAAAAGGGTAAGTACTTCAACCAAGTGCAATCGTACAACCACCACAGCGGTAACCCATACGCGGGTGTGTACTCGTACTCCTTCGCCCTCAAGCCAGAAGAACACCAACCAACTGGTACGTGCAACTTCTCCCGCATTGATAACGCGCAAGTCGCGGTTACTCTCCCAGCGGCGGTTGCCAACACCACCATGCACATGTTCGCGGTCAACTACAACGTTCTCCGCATCCAATCGGGTATGGGCGGTTTGGCCTTCTCTAACTAAGCTTATTTCGGCTTAAATATATAAAAATCGTCTCGCGTAATACAAAATTAAATTTAAAAATTGATCAGAACACAATTTTTAAATCTAATAGTATATCAAATGGCAAGCAAACAAAAAACAACACAGCAGCAATTGGGTATGTGGATTCCAGTAACAATCCTCGTTGCTGGTATTATTGTGACTATTGTTACGATTTCAAGAAATAAATAAAGTTTCGTCAGACTTAAATAAATGACACAATGTAATAACAAATGCAAGACGTATACACAGACGGAAGTTGTTTGGGAAACCCCGGTCCAGGTGGTTGGGCCGTGACTGGCGCGGGCATTAATATGTCGGGGGGTAAAGATGGAACAACAAATAATGTCATGGAAATGACTGCCGTCGTTCAGGCACTTCAACAGTGTCTCGCACGCGACATTCTTGAGATAAGACTGTTTACCGATAGTAACTATGTCAAGAATGGAATAACTTCATGGATTAAGAATTGGAAGAGAAATGGGTGGCGCACCGCCGCGGGTACACCTGTAAAGAATAAGGGGTTGTGGATCGAAATTGATACTCTCCAGGGTAAGATGACCTCTGTGGAGTGGAAGTGGGTCAAGGCACACAATGGACATCCACAGAATGAACTCGTGGATACAATGGCACACCGAGAAGCCACCGAGATTAAAAATGCTCGCGTAAAATAATGGAGCCCCACCCGTGGTGTGAGAAGCAGGAGAAGCTCCTCAAATCGTGGGCCGAGAGAGCCGCGGGATATCGCTGGCTTCATAATCACGCACGCCTTCACTTCAAAAAACAGAATGATTACCTGTCATACCCGAGTATAATCATCGCGAGTATCACAGGTGTTGGTGGTTTCGCAGTTCTCAATCCAAGTGGGAATGATAGTGTTTCATCGGAAACTCGCGCTAAAATTATGATTGTGCAGTACTTTTTTGCGTTCCTCAATGTTTTGGGTGGTATCCTCACATCTATAGGTAAGTTCAGCCAAAGTTTGAGTCTCTCAGAAGCACACTCTGCGATGTGTGTCCAGTACTCCAAGTACTATAGAAATATAGATATGGAATTGTCCCTTGATGAGAATGACCGTACAGGGGTTGTTGATTTTGTGAAGAAGTGTCGCGAAGAGTATGATAGACTTCTTGATGAAGCCCCAGATATCCCAGCAATATCTATAGAGGCGTTCAATTTGGAGTTCCCCGATAAAGTGAATAAACCCGATGTGTGTAATGGTCTAAGTATCATTATATGTGATGAGACCGCGTCACAACTCGCATCAA